AAGCAGGGCGACAAGACTGCGGCGAAGCAACTTGCTGCTTTCCAAAAGAGCAAAGAAAAAGACATTAAAGTGTCTAAGAGCACTGCTGCTAAGGCGGCACCTGCTAATACAAAAGGTGACACACACATCGTAATGCAACTCCGCAAGGCGCAAGACGTTGGCGGTAATATGGATCTGAAAGTTTCTCCAACTGGTAAAAAGGTTCGTTTGTCTAAAGGGCAAATTGATTCTTTGTTGAAGAAGCATGACGGTATGTCCAAGCCACGCGACAAGCGTATGTTCCGAGTGCAATTGACTAGAAAACTGAGGGGGATGGCTAAGTAATGCCTATATTATTGTTATTGTTTTTATTAAGTGGTATTGGGGCGGGTGGATATTTTTATTATACAGACACTCAAGCACAGATTGCTAGGTTGACAGAAAACAACGCTAAGTTGAAGATAGTTGCTGAAGATAATCAGAAAGCAGTCGCCAGACTCCAAGAAGATTTAAAAATTGCAGAACAACTGAGTGCTAAACTCACTCAAGATTTGCAAGAAGCTGAAGTGTATAAGAATAATTTGCTCGGAAAACTCCGACGCCATGATTTAACGAGGTTGGCATTATCAAAGCCAGCACTGATTGAAAAGAGAGTGAATAATGCGACTGCAAAGATTTTTGAAGAACTCGAAGCTGACTCTAAGCCTCCTGTTAGCAACCCTCCTGCTGAGTAGTTGTGCGAGTTTAGAGCCAGAGGTAATTGTCCGCACTGAAACGATAACACGGACAATACCAATAAAAGAAAGACCAGCGCCCATGGACCTTCATGGTGTCAAGTTTTTTACTGTAACGAAAGAAAACTTGGATGACTTTTTGAAGGAGTGGGAGGAACAGAATGGCAATTTGGTATTCTTTGCTATCTCTGTCCCACATTATGAGAACATGTCTCTGAATGTGGCTGAGTTGCGGCGCTATATAGATCAACAGCGTGCTGTCATCGTTTATTATGAGACACAAATAACGGCAATGGAAGCCGAGCCGCCAAAAGTAGAAGAAGAAGTGGCAGAGGAAGGAACTATAAATAACCTTAAAGATTTAGTCGGTTTAGGAGACTAAAATGGACAAGAAAGAAATCATTGCTGTATGGGAAAAGTATCTCGAAGTAACCGAGAAGAAGCTGTCTCCTAAGCAGAAAGAACTTGACGTTGACGGCGATGGTGACATCGAAGGAGACGACCTCGCTGCACTTCGTGCTAAAAAGAAGGGTCAAAAGGCTGAAGCCAAAATGAAGTGTCCTAAGTGTGACGGCAAAGGTTGTGATCACTGCAACGATACAGGTTATCATACTCAAGACGAGTCATCTTGCGGAAAGATGCGCAAAGAAGAGACTGAAATTCTCTCCATTCGTCACGCACTCAAGATCATGGCAGAGCGTGCTGTAAAAGCAGCTGATAAGGCACACACCAAAGGTGCCACAAAGCCAGAAGAAATCATGGACAAAGAGTCACCAAAGTCAAAAGAGTTTGCCGCTCAGAGCACAGACAAAGACGGTGAGCCACACAAAGACTTTGATGAGAAAGGACATGATGACATGGAGAAGGCTGGACGCGCTGTTAAGTCTCAGGCTCCTGCACGTAAAGGCGATAACTTAAACAACGGTGACTCAAAGAGTCCTGAGAAAGTAAAAGATAATTCTTAATAATTGGAGATCGTAATGGAATTGATTATTGTTATTGTTGCTGTGGTTGCAGCTTTGTATGGCTACGTTTGGTGGACCAAAAAAGGTGGCGAAGAAAAAGTTGAAGAAGCCATTGACGAAATTGAAGAGAAGATTGAAGAGGTTGTTGAAGATGTCAAGGAAGATATCCAAGAGGCAATCGACGATCTCCCTTCAGTTGATGACTTGAAAAAGTTGACCAAAGCAAAGCTCGAGGAACTTGGTCGTGAACTTGGTATTGAGTTGGATAAGCGCAAGACCAAAGATAACATGATTAAGGATTTGCAAGAAAAGTCCAAATAAGTTAGTTTGCCCCTTACTATATAAGAATAACAAGTGAGGGGCAATTAATGCAGCTTTTTGATAATCTTTCCGAAGATAACTTTTTATTATTTGCAGCGAAAAACTATTACAATCCTCGCTGTATAGACGCTGATGAATTTTATGATGATTTAAATCGTTTCAAGTATGTGAAGCGGTTGGTTAATCGTTATACAAATGGCGGCGAGTTATCTGAGCGTTTAATTCTAAACCACATCACGATAATACTCAACGTCTTTGGCCACGAGTCAGGAAAAAAGATGTTAGAGTATAAGCTCGGATTAGAATCCCTAAATATCCTTAAACCATTTCTCGTTTTTCTTCGAGCTATCGAAGATCATGAGTATACTGGAATCAACATGGATCAATTTGTGGTCCAAAGGCTGAGGGATATTTAATGGGTATTTTGTCAAAAGCAGGCGATCTCGTCTACACGCTACGCTTCCTGCGTTTGCTGACGACCAAGTTCGAAGACACCACTGCCTTTAAACTCGGTCTCATTGACAAAGATGGCAAGAAGATCAAAAAGCCAGAAAGCACTGAAGAAAAGTCAGCATATAACACCTTTCATCGACTAGTATTCAACCTTAAAAAGCTCCTAGCAAAAGTTCCAGGTGGTGGCAGTAAGTTCGCATCCTATGCAGCTGCCTTATTCCTCATCAAGGAAAAACTGGAGTTGACAGATAAGGGCGTTTTGAAGATAATAGAGAAAGCTGGTATCGATCCGATGGACTTTCTGAACGAAGGTTCTCAGTGGTTTGTCACCAAAGATTTCATGCTATCGCCTGGAGTCTACCGTGTAACTGAAGATAAATTGCTGACGCTGACGTGCGAAGAGATTTGCAAAAAGGGTGATGCAGTGCGAGTGAATATGGATTCATATCCTGTTGGTAACATTATGGGCATCGACATCTACGAAGCAACACACATCCCATCCAACCAACATATCTACGTTTCTGTGGGGGAACTGAAAAAATGAAATTCAAAGAATTTATGCAACAGTCAGAAGAACTCGCAGGAACATCAACTGCTAATGTAGTGGGCACAGGAGACGACCCTGCTCATTGGCGGGATCCAAAAAAGAAAAGACCAAAAGTCTTGACGCGACATTTCATAGAGATACTCGGTAAGCGTAGAAAAGTAACGAAATAATTTATTATTATAAGGTGAAGTAAATGGCAAAGCAAGAGTATCTCGGCATTCAGATCGATTTATCACGTGACTCTTTGTTCGATAAACTCGGATTACAAAGACTCAGAGAAAGTTATATGCGCGATGACGAGGAGTCTCCTCAGCATCGGTTTGCATTTGTATCACAAAAGTTTGGCTCTAACCCAGAACACGCCCAGCGTTTATACGATTACTCATCAAAGCACTGGCTGTCATACTCCACTCCAATCCTAGCATTTGGTCGACTGCAAAAAGGTATGCCGATCTCATGTTTTCTTAACTATATTGATGATACTGCGGAGGGACTCGTTGACAATCTTTCGGAAACTAACTGGCTTTCAATGCTCGGTGGCGGGGTGGGTATTGGTTTCGGTATTCGTGCCTCCGACGATAAATCAACTGGAGTTATGCCTCATCTTAAGACCTATGACTCCAGCTCACTTGCCTACAGGCAGGGCAAAACACGACGCGGATCCTACGCTGCATATCTAGACATTTCTCACCCTGATGTAATGATGTTCCTCGAGATGAGGAAGCCAACAGGCGACCAGAATATGCGTTGCCTAAACTTGCATCACGGCATCAATATTACAGATCGGTTCATGGAGTTAATCGAGCGATGCATGCAAGATCCAGATGCAGACGATGGATGGAACTTACTTGATCCCCACTCGGGTGCAGTTCGCGATACGGTATCAGCTCGCACCCTTTGGCAAAAGATTCTGGAACTCCGTATGGAGACAGGCGAACCATACATTCACTACATTGACACGAGCAATCGTGCATTACCAGAGTTTCAAAAAGATTTGGGACTGAAGGTTCACCAGTCTAATCTGTGCTCAGAAATCATCCTCCCAACTAATGAAGACCGCACAGCTGTATGTTGCCTCTCGTCAGTCAACCTTGAGCATTATGATGCTTGGAGCAAAAATGAATTGTTCCTTAAAGATATGGCTGAGATGTTAGACAATGTACTTGAGTATTTTATAAATAATGCACCAGAACAAGTTTCACGTGCTGTATATTCAGCTTCACGCGAACGCTCAATCGGTATCGGAGCACTTGGTTTCCACGCATATCTGCAAAGAAAAAATATTGCGTGGGAAAACTTCATGGCTAAAAGTGCAAACATGCGCATGTTCAGGCTGATAAGGAGTAGACTAGATGAGGCAAATCTGGAACTGGGTAAAGAACGGGGAGAGGCACCTGACGCCGCTGGCACTGGCAGACGCTTTAGTCACGTTATGGCTATTGCTCCAAATGCTAGTAGTAGCATTATTATGGGCAACACTTCTCCAAGCATCGAGCCGTTTCGAGCAAACGCTTACAGACAGGATACCCTTTCTGGAGCGTATCTTAACAAGAATCGGTATCTAGATGCGACCATCAAAGAGAAGTGTGAGGCTGATGATAAGTTAGATTACGATGAGATCTGGTCTAGCATTATTGCCAATGACGGTTCTTGTCAGCATCTCAAGTTTCTTGATGAATATGAGAAAGAAGTTTTTAAAACCGCTATGGAGATTGACCAGCGTTGGGTTATTGAACATGCGGCGACTCGCCAAGAGTTTGTAGATCAGGCGCAGTCACTAAACCTGTTCTTCCGACCCGACGTAAACATCAAGTATCTCCATGCTGTACACTACCTTGCATGGAAGCAAGGGTTGAAGACTTTGTACTATTGTCGTTCAGAAAAACTCGGGAAGGCTGATCGTGTATCCCAGAGAGTTGAGCGACAAATTATCAAAGAACTAGATATGGAAGCACTTGTAAATGACGAAGGTTG